TTAAAGATGGAGGAGCTGGTGGTTTAACTGAAAATATTTTAAACGATATGAATACGGACAATATTGATTATATTATAAAAGCTTGGAATAAATCTAACCCAGATGGTAGTGAATTTTTTGTCCCGAGATATGGTTCAAAAAAAGATGATACAGGAAAAGCTATTGATAGAAAATCAGGTAGAGCTTCTGGTGGTAGAAGAGCAAATAAAAGTGTATTGATAGGAAGACTTATCGATAGTATGAGAAAAAAAGGTTTAGAAGTTCCTACCGAAGCAGAATCTAATGAAATAGATGAAAAGTTTGAA